AAGCTGCAATAGCAAGATTACCTGATGATATAAATGACGTTAATGATTTGTTAGTTGCAAAACGTGGTGATGAATTAAAAGATATATTATGGAAAGCTCAACCATGTAGAACAGATCATATAATAAATGCTGCTGATGCTTGGGATTTATTTAGTAAAGAAACAAGTAAACCTATTTGTGATTATCCATATCCAGAACTAAATAAATTTACAGGTGGTTTGTTTCCAACGCAAATGGTATCTATAGCAGCAGGTAGCGGTGCAGGTAAATCTACATTGTGCGGAGAGTTTGCTAGTCATTTTCTAAAAAGTGGTCTAAAAGTAGGTTATATAGCATTGGAAGAATCAGTACAAAGATCTCTTATGAGACTTGTATCTATAGATTTAAATACACCATTACATTTAAATCAACACGCTATAGATAAGAGTGCTATAAAAGCTGCATTTGATAAGCTAACAGGTACAAGAAATTTATTTTTGTATAATCATTTTGGCAGTATAGAACCTGATATATTACTATCGCAGATAAGAAACCTAGCTACTACAGATGGTGTAGATGTGGTGATACTAGACCATATATCTATAGTTGTTTCTGGTATAGAAAATAATGACGAACGAAAATCATTAGATATATTATCTACTAAACTACGTAGTCTTATAGAAGAAACTAATATTTGTTTGCTTGTAGTAACACACTTACGCAGACCTGATGGTAAAGGACATGAAGAAGGTGCAGAAGTAAGTTTACGTGATTTTCGTGGTTCTCATGGACTTGTACAAATGTCAGATCTTTGCATATCGTTAGTTAGGAATCAGTTGTCAAACTCTGCTGATGAAAGATCACAATTACAAATGAAGATACTGAAGTCTAGACATACAGGCATGACAGGAGAAGTTGATAAACTTCTTTATGATGCTGAGACTTCCAGACTAAGAGCATACCCTAACTATTTTTAATTATGACCTTACTTATAGATGCAGACTATCTAATTTATTCTTCTTGTTGTGCAGCCCAACACGATATAAGGTTCGACAAATATAATCATCATCTAATTATGGATGAAAGAGAAGCAATGAGCATGATAGATTTTAAACTAAAACATTATCAAACTATATTAGATACAGAAGGTTATAAAGGTAGTGATGATATTATTATGTGTTTTACAAGTTATCCTACATTTAGACATGAAATATTTACAGAATACAAAATAAATAGAATAGATAAAAGACATCCACTTGGTTTAGGTAATGTTATTGAAGAGATTAAAAATAATTATGAGTCAGTTAGTTACCCTAATTTAGAAGGTGATGACGTATTAGGTTTACTTAGTACAAACAATAAATATGATAATCCTGTCATAGTATCTGTTGATAAAGATATGAAAACAATACCTGGTTTATTGTTAGCAGGTGACACGTTAGAACTAATAACAAGAACACAAGCTGATAAAAATTTTATGGCAATGACAATAGCAGGTGACGCTACAGATGGTGTACCTGGTATAAAAGGTTTAGGTATGGTATCAGCTACAAAAATATTAGACTCTGCAAAAGATTTACCATCTATGTGGGATCTCGTTGTAAAGACTTATGATAAAAAAGGTAATGGTATATCTGATGCTATATTAAATGCCAGGTTAGTGCGCATACTAAGAGAAGGAGATTATGACTACGATACAGGAGAAGTTAGATTATGGAATCCTACGTTTTAATTACCAAGAGTGTGATATTTTGCTGTTGCACGTTATATTAAAGTAAAGTAATTTAGTTTTTTTATGTCAGCAAGCGATTTACCATATTTAAATGATGAATTGCTAGATGCTTTAGATACTATCTACCCAAGCAAACCACCAGATCTATTAGATGATGATAGACAAATATGGTACAAAGCTGGTCAAAGATCAGTTGTAGATTTTTTAAAGAAACATCAAGAAAGACAAAAAGAAACTATGTTAAGTTCAACTGTATTAGAGGGTCAAATCTAATGTGCATTTTCGGCAGCCCACCACCTCCACCACCATTACCAGAGCCAAGACCTACACCGCCTATGCCAGAAGAAACTGCGGATGCTCCTATAACTGGTAGGAAACGTACAGTACAACAAACTCCTACAAAAACTGCAACTAAGAAAAAAACTGATGGAACGGAAATTGGTACAAGAACTACAGGTGCAGCAGTAACAAGAAGAAGATTAGGTACAAGTTCATTACGCATACCTTTATTACCTAGTGCAGGTCGTGATCTAAATTATTAAAATGGAAACACAACAAACAGCAGAAAGTTTATATAACACTCTGTCTATAGATAGATCTGCGTATGAACGTGATGGTGATGACTGTGCAAAATTAACAATACCTAGTTTATTTAATAATAATTCTGCAAAGAAACAAAAAATAAAAACACCAATGCAAGCATTAGGTGCTGCTGGTACAAATAGTCTTGCAGCAAAAATGTTAATGGCATTAATACCGCCTAACACACCGTTTTTTAAATTAATAATTGATGAATTAGAACTACAAAAGAGTGGTCAAACTGAAATTATGGCTGAGATAGATAAAGGTTTACGTGGTTTAGAAAATGCAGTTATGGCAGATATAGAAACTAGCAACGATAGAGTAGCAATGTTTGAAGCACTTAAGCATTTGATAGTTGTAGGTAACGTGTTGCTATACATAACAGAAGATGGATTAAAAGTTTATTACTTAGATCGTTATGTAGTACAAAGGGATGAAGTAGGTAACGTACTTACTGTAGTAACAAAAGAATCTGTATCAACTAAAGCATTAGATCCAGAATTTTATGAGCAGATAAAACAAAAAGAAAATTATACAGAATCTATGGATGGTACGGAAATAGATATTTATACAAAACTAGAACGTCAAGGTAATAATCATGTATGGTTTCAAGAATGTAAAGGAGAAAAGATACCTGGTACAGATGGCATTTCACCTGTTGATGTATCACCATTTATAGTTTTACGTTGGACTCAAACAGATACAAATTATGGTACGTCATACGTTAATGAATACAAAGGTGATCTTATTACGTTAGAAGCATTAACACAAGCAATAGTAGAGGGTGCTGCTGCCTCTGCACGTACAATATATTTTATAAATCCCAACGGTGTAACTTCACCAAAGGCAGTAAGTCAAGCACCTAATGGTGCAGTACGTGAAGGACTTGCTACTGACGTATCTACATTGCAAACTAATAAAGCTAATGACTTTGCTGTAGCTGAAAGAGTTAAGGCAACATTGGAGAAAAGATTAGAAGATGCCTTTCTTATGACTAAAAGCATTCAAAGGGATGCAGAACGTGTGACCAGTACTGAAATACAAATAATGAGTAATGCTTTAGAAGCTACGTTAGGTGGTATATATTCTGTGTTAAGTTCTGAGTTTCAAATCAAATATTTACGTAGAAAATTACATCTACTTATAAGAGCAGGTAAAGCACCTAAACTTCCTGACAGGTTAGTAAGACCAAAAATAGTAACAGGTATAAATGGTCTTGGAAGGGATGCAGATAAAGCTAAACTTATAGAGTTTATAGGCACGATAGCTCAAGCATTAGGTGTTGATGTTATGAGAAGGTACATGAACATTGACGAGGCAATTATAAGGTTAGCTAATAGTGTTGGTATAGAAACTTTAAATTTGATAAAATCAAAAGAAGAGATAGCTCAAGAGTTGCAAGCTGAACAGCAACAGCAGCTTATAAAAGATCTAGCTCCTTCTGCATTACAGGGTCATAAATTATTAGATCCTAAAAATCAAGCGGAAGCTCAACTATTACAAAATGAGGTAACACCAAATGCCAACTAAAAAAACAGCAAAAAAACGTGACCAAAATGGTCGCTATACTAAAGAAGAAGTAGCAGTAGTAAGTAGTTTAGGTGTAAACGATACACCCGAACCAACTAAACCAGTTGAAAAAGTTACTGCACATGGTAATACTATTACTAATAGCTAATTAATTATGAAAGCATCCTTACAGTCAAACGAAACTCCTCCTATGTCACAAGAGGATTTAGAAAAATTTGCTGACGAAAACAAATCTGATAACGGTAAAATCTTAGGCAAGTTTGATAGTGTAGAAGCTCTTGCTGCAAGTTACAAAGAGTTAGAAGGTAAGTTAGGTGATGTTGCAAAAACAAAAGAAGAGCCTGTTGCAGAAGATGTTGTTGAATATCAAGAAGATGGATCTGTTAATTACGAACTGGCAAAACAACAATACGGTGAAAAGTTAGGAGAACTATTTGAACAAAGTGATATAGATCCTTTTGCTATAAATAAGTATTACCAGGAAAACAACGGTACTATTTCAGAAGAACATTACAAAGAATTAGAATCTACTGGTCTTACAAGAAACGTAATAGATAGTTATTTAGCAGGTTTAAAACCAC